TATTTTATCAAGACGGGAAGAATACAAGCAAGGCGAAACTGGCGAAATCATCATTCCGCAGCGATGCCTGATTCTGACTGCGGGCGTCGATGTGCAGCATAACAGGCTGGAATGCGAGATTCTAGGGCACGGCGTGCGAGGTGAAAGCTGGGGAATAGCCTATAAAGGTTTCTACGGGAACACGGAACTGCCCGAAGTGTTCGACGAGCTGGACGAATGGCTGACCAAACATTGGATGCACGCGAGCGGACACGACATCTGGCCCGCGGCCGTATGCGTAGATTCGAGCGATAAACCGACTCAGCCTTATGCTTATATACGGCGGATCAAGAGAGCGTATTTCTTCGCGGTCAAAGGCACGCGCGGCTACACGGCGCAATGGGTTAAACGAAGCGGCAAGAGGGATGCAAACCTGCTTATTCTGGCGGTTGATGGGCCGAAGGAGCGGCTTTACAGCGCATTAAACACGGTACTGGAACACGGACCGAGCTTCCAACATTTCCCGAGTAACCCGCAATGTGGTTATGACGAAGAATATTTCCGTCAATTAACCTCTGAAAAGATGGTGAAAGGCGCACTCGCTCCGTATTTCGTGCCGATACATTCGAGGCCTAATCACGCACTCGACGCGCGTATCTACGCATTGGCAGCATTGGAGACGCTGCCGAATATCGCCTGGAACAAGATTGCGGCTAATTTCGCCGAGTCGCCCGTCAGCGACGGGATGCCGAGCGAAGCACAGCTCGATAAAGATGCCGCAGCTGTCAGCGCGCAAGCGCCGCCGCAACCGCCTATAATTCCGCAAAGTGCTGTTACGCCTGTCAGGCGTACGTTTACGCAAAGGGGGTGGCTGCCCCCACGGTGAAAAGCAAGCATCATCCAAATGGCGGTGGATCGATGCATTTCGATAATGATGCGGTCGAGGGCGCGTTATCTGAATATAAGACGAGCCGGTCGCCTGCAGCGTTAACGCGTGTAATGTCACTGTCGCACGAACGCGCGCTGACATTGATCCGCGCATACCATGTTACTCGGTATCGTCCCGAGGACGAGTTGATGTCTGATATCAGCTACAAACTTCTGCGCGCAGCTGACAGATTCGACGCATCGCGCGGCACGGCGTTTAAGTTCGTTTCGTCGGTGATCATGAACGTGCTGCGCACCAATGTCACGAGCGCGCGTAAGATGGCTGAACGCAGAGCTGATATTGACGAGGCAGCAATTGAGTCAACAGTTGCGCGCAGTAACGACGAATCGATTGTTAACGATCTTAAGTATAAGATAAAATCATTCTCGAGGACATTACTGGTGATCCGTGAAGAAGTCGCAACTCAGCGTTGGTACGTCGAATCGTTCTGTGCCGATGGGTTCGAGTCACGCAGGCACGGTTGCGCTGATTCCGCCATGAGCGCATTTGGGCTCAGTCACGAACGCGCACGTGAATTGTATGATCTGACAATGCTCGAAGTCAGGCGCGTATTATATGATCACGCCAGAAACCATAAACTGATTATTCCGGGCCGTTTGTTCGGGACCCGATGCGCGTGGATGATACCTTACCGGAGATTGCTGACACCAGTTGAATTCTCGAAGTTTGCGATCCTGATGCGCGACCTTGCACCGTATCTGTTGTATCTCGTCACTGACCCTGCTCACACGAACAATCATCGCAAAGACCGCAACCCGCCTATCAGCCGTAAAAATCTCGAATTAATCCTTTATGGCGCGAAAAACGCGCATTCATTGTTTGATCCCGAGTATTTCTTAGCAAAATGAACGGTCTTATTTTGCCGCCGAGCCTGGCAATTGGCGACACCTGGGCGTTTGACATGCCCGCGCGCGACTATAGCGCAGCGGCGTGGAGCGCAACGATGACGTTTGCCTCTGGAGCGACACGCGTCGCAAACGTCGCAACATTGCAGGAAGGCACATTTTATTGGTTAATTCCGAGCTCGGAGACAGCACAACTACCAGCGGGCAGCGTTGCGTACACCATTACGGTCGATAATTCGCTTACCCTCGAGCGGTACACTCTCCAGAATGGGCTCGTCAAAACAACGCCGAATCTCTCGGATCCCAATACGCAGATCGGCACGTCAACCATGGCCCAGCAACAGTTGGCGGCATGTGATGCGACGCTCTTGGCACTTTTGAGCCAGCGGACTCAATCGGTTGTTTTCGGCCAGAAAGCTTACACGCTATGGGATATCGCCAAACTCTGGCAGATTCGCAATGGCTTAGCGCAAGCGGTCAACGATGAAGAAGCTGCGGCGGACGCAAACTCGAGACAACAAATCATTATCCCGGTGTTCAAGAATTCATGGGGCGGCCCGAGCGCGCCTTACCAGTACACTTAGCCATGGGCGTTTTCTCTAAGATTGGTAACAAAATAGACAAATGGGTTTTTGGCGAGACGGTCCTGCCGCAAAAGGCGCGGATAAACGGAATTGTGTTGCCAAGTTTAAAGACGCAGCATCCGTCTGCACGCATTTATGACGCAGCGATGCCGTCTAATACGCAGGCCGATTGGGGCGCGTGGCTGACTACAGGCAACTATGAAGTGTTCTCTGCGCACCGTGTCGTTCGAGCCCGTGTGCGCGACCTTGAACGCAATAATCCGCATGTGAAAAGCTTCCTCCGGGAGCTTAAGGCAAACGTATTCGGTCATCAGGGCATTAAATTGGCCTGTAAGGTGCCAATGTTAAAGGGGCCGAACTTGAATCAGAAACTCAACGAATCAATCACAAAAGCGTGGCGGGATTTCCGTTCAATCGCCAATTACGAGGTCAGACAAACCTTCAGCGGGCTCGAAATTGATAAACAGATTATTCAACGGCTCGCGGTCGACGGTGAGGTTTTGTTACAATTAATCCGCGGGCCCGCCGCAGGCAACAAGTACAATTTCGCGCTGCAACTCCTCGAATGCGATTTTCTGGATATCAACTATAACGTGACCCTGGGGCAAAGTGTTGTCACGATGGGCATAGAGACCAACGGATTCGGCAAACCGATTGCCTACCATGTCATTGATTATCCCCAAAGCGATCTGTTTGCGGTAGACAGAGTGATGCCGCGGCGCCGTATTGCTGCGGCTGACATTATTCATGTCTTTATCCCTGAGCGGATTACGCAAGTGCGCGGCATGTCGTGGTTCGCCGCGAATGCGCTTGACTTGAGGACACTCGATCAATTCGAGCAGTATACGCTGATTGCCCAGAGATGTTTCGCTTCCAAGATGGGCGTAATCGAGTCGGCACCCGGCGCCCAGCCTTACGAGGGTCAAGGATTCACCGCGGCCGGCGAGACAATATCAGAATTGCAAGCAGGTATAATCGAAGAAATGCCGTTTGGCAAAACGTTGAAGTTCTTTGATCCGCAAGTACCTGGAGCGAGTTATAACGAGTTTCGTAAACAGCATTTGCGCAAGATCGCAGCCGGACTCGGCATTGTTTATAACAGCCTGGCCAGCGATTTCGAGTCCTACAATTACTCCAGCGCCCGAGCCGCCAAAGACATTGAGAACGAATGGTGGCGCGAGTTGCAACGCTTTTTCAGTGATCACGTTCTGCAACGCGTCTTTAGCGAATGGTTACCGTATGCGATATTGTCTGAGCAAATTCCATCGGCGTCGATTTCTCAAGTCGATACGATCATTCAGAACGTCGAATGGGCGCCACGCGGCTTTGCGTATGTCGATCCGACCAAAGAAGTGCAATCGGCGCTTAACGGCATCGACGGCGGGTTAACCTCGCGGCGCAGAGAACTCGCTGAACGCGGCATCGAGTATGAAACGTTCCTCGAGGACCTTTCCCGAGACAAGGAACTTGAGAAAGAATATGGGCTTATCTTCTCGAATCCAATCAATCGTAACACGCTTGTGGTTCCAACTTCGCAAGATCCAGATAGCGAAGGACCGCCTGAGACTGAAACCGAACCTGAGCCCGAGCCAGCGCAGCCTGCCGCGACGAAGAAGCCTAAAACGAAAAAGTAGGTTGACGTGATTTGGGGGGGAACATTTAAAGTTCCCCCTTATGCCAAAAACACAAAATCATTCAACAAGACTTTTTGGTATGCGTCTTTACACGAAGGATTTGGATATTCTTAGCCAAGACAAGATAGTCTCTTCTTAAGAAGTAATTCTCTCTAGAATGCCAGTACCGAAGCCGACTAAAGGGGAAAGCCAGAGCGATTTCATGAGCCGTTGCATGCATGAAGTCTTGTTGAATGATTTTGTGTTTTTGG